CAATCATCACAGTCAATAATTTAGTATCTCGCTTTAAATCTTCCGACTCATTGTCTATTGCTTCGGGATCACATGCCATCTTAGTAGATCAAGATTCTGTTGATACTCTTAAAAGCAGTGCTTTTCTTGGTGATTTATATGTTGATGGAATCAATGGCCCAGCCTTCGACAACGATTCTCAAAGATTCAGGCTAGACCAAGGACTGGACACAAATGAGATTAGTGCAGTTTTTAATTTAGACGCCGAGCTGACTGAAAATCAATACATTGTTGAAATAGACAATAGGTTAGGTGCAGTGGTTGACCTTGAAGGAAACACAATTAATCCATCATATATTGATGATGACAATATCGCTAGTTATTATCTTTCAACGGCACCTTTCGTAACAAATCTTGAGGCTGATAAAACTGACGGAACCTCCACTAAAAGTACTATCCAAGGCCCGAGAGGAACGAAATTGGAATTTAGCATTTTATCCTCGGTCAGTTTGAGAACTTCAACCTTCTTGTTTGACCAAATTGGTTCAAGTGCAACGGTGGGCTCCCCAACCGTTGATTTTAAATATATTGATTCTACGGTTAGAGTTCAAGGAGCGACAACCGGCTACAGGGTTGATATACCGGTTAGATTTATCAAGAAATCATAAAAATAAGGATTAAGAAATGGCATCTACATATAAAACTTTTTTAGCTAACGACATTGCAACAACGAAAACTTTACTTCATGAAGCGATTCCAATTACTGGAACAATCGTTTCCGGTACCTATATCTCAGATGCCAACATCAAAACGTTTTCCCATGGAATGTTCGAATCTGTTTATGACTATCCTTTTTTAAGCTCTTCTGCAAATAGTATTTTTGATATTACTTTTGGCTATTCGGCAGACAGTCCGTTATCTGGTTCTGACCATACACAAAATGCGAAAAAAATCAATATTTATAATCAATTTGCACAAGTTTTAGTCCCATATGATATTAGCGGAAACATTCAAAATTTTGATCGAAATGGCGATGTTAACGTAGCGGACAATGTAGTAATGACAGAGTGCTTCTTTCTTCCATTTTCTAGACTACTGGTTAAGGATGAAATTAAAAAAGGTTCTTTTAGGATCAACCTCTACTCAACTGCAAGCTTTGCATGGAAACAAGCAAACGATATCAGAAAAGGACCACTTTATATTGGAGACTACGGCGCCGCAACTAGCTATAAAGTAAATTCGCCAACAGGTGAATATGGTTTATTGTTAACTTCTTCCACCTCAGACGCCAACTCCGCTGTCGGTCACATTTATTATCAAGCTGGCGTTGCAGTTCTAACTGCATCAATTTTTTCCGGAGCCTTTGGGGGTCCGGGTGCAACAGATATCGAAGTGAGCCGTTCGGCAGCGCCCCAAATTAATGGCCAAATGACCGGCTCAACAATAGAACAACTTTCAAATGGCCTTAGATACACCATTGACAATCTTGAATTTAATAACACCACAGAATTAAATTCTACAATGTACTTTTGCAGGGCGAATACCAGTGAATATAATTATAGTTCGAATCCAACTTATTTGAGTTCAAGTAAAATTGTTGTTAAAGGAGAAAATGCTTTTGAGGAGCCCGTCTCTTATATTACAACTGTCGGCTTGTACTCTGCAGACAATGAACTTCTTGCTACAGCAAAGCTTTCCGAACCACTAAAGAAAGCCCCTTCAAATGAAATTACTCTGAGAGTTAGACTGGACTACTAAAAATGCCTTACTATAAGTTCGGAAAGAACGATAAGATAATTAATTACGCCAAGTCTTATCCTTCTTTCAAATTTTCAATAAAAGGTGCTCGCGTTTATTTAAATTTAGAAACCGCGTACCATGGTTCGTTTACCACAAAAGTAAAAGAAATTGACTCCGGGTTCATCAGCCTTTATGAAATGAACGTTGATAGGGATTTTTCTAAGCACACATATGATTCTGATTCTAACGCGGGGGTTAAGGCAAGGATCTTTCCTTTTATTACGAAAGATTCTAGTTTGGGTTCCTTCTCGACGGTATCGACAACAAACTATAACCAATTTCAATATGGGGATATCCTAACTGGTAGCTACCCCTTAAGCTCATCTATTATAAGAGAGGCATTTGCGGCCAACCACGGAACAACAGCATCAACCGGTTCTCATGTTTTGGCTTTAAAAAACACTTTGAATCATTATAAGACACTTAGTGACCATTATGCTTTCTCTTCTTCGCTGGGTGATAAGTCCCTTCAGCGTTGTAATTTGATAAGCATTCCATCTATCTTTTTTGGGCAAAAAATAAAAAAAGGATCGGTTAAGTTAAATTATTATATTTCTGGTAGTAAAATAGGTACTCTAGAAGATGTTTATGAAGATGGCACCTTGGTCCAAACTAGCGGTTCTGCTTATGCTCAAACTCAAGGATCGGCATCGGTTGCAGGAGTTGTTCTTTATAATGAAGGATTTCTGTTGTTGACGGGTTCTTGGCAGTTGGGAGAACACAATTTTGATTTAGGCACAGCAACTGAAAAACCAATGTGGCTGAACTTTGCTGTTGGGTGTAATGATGGCTTGGCAGATGATGATCTAACCCCGTCAGCAAGTTTCGAGGTGCAGTTTAAAGGAACGACAGTAACACCAACAATGACCATGTTTGCTCATGCTAGGAAGGGCGAACTCAATTATTCAAGCAACCCAACGTTTATTGACAAAACAACACGGGATGGAAAGAACTTTTCTTTTTCGTCTTCATCGTTTTCGCAACCAAACTATCATGTGGTTAAAAATGTTGTTAGCTCATCATTTAGTCACCACTCAGCGTCTTTTGAAAAACAAACTTTTATTAGTAAAGTTGGCATATATGATTCGAACAAGAATCTGATTGCCATTGCTCACTTGGCAAGACCAGTGAGGAAAAAAGAAAATGATGATTATACGTTTAAGCTTAAATTAGACATTTAAGGATTTTTTAAAAATGATTTTAGGACTCGATATTAGTACCAGTATAACTGGTTTCTGTGTTCTTGACACCTCTGGAGAGGTGATTAGAGCAGATGCTTGGGATGTTAGGAATAAAAACAAGTTCCCTACCATCTTTGACAAAGCACAAATTATAAAAGAAAATTTGTGTGAGATTAAAGCACAATTTCCCATTGAAAAGGTTATCATTGAAAAACCGTTTACCTTTTTTGGCTCCGGAAAGTCGTCCGCGAAAACAATGGCAAGCCTTCAAAAGTTCAATGGCATCATCTCTTGGATGTGTTTTTCTATTTTTGACAAAAAGCCAGTGTATTATACTGCACAACACGCGAGAAAGCTGTGCGGCATAAAAGTTCCAAGAGGTGTTAACACAAAAAAAACAATTATTAAATGGTTGCTTGCTAATGAATCCTCTTTTGTGGTAGAATATACTAGCTATGGAAATCCTAAACCAAAATATTACGACATCGCAGATGCGATTGTTGTTGCTAAAGCTGGTCAACTGGAGCTAGATGACAGACACAACTCTTAAAAATGTTTTTTTGTTTGACGTGGACGGAACTTTGACCCCCGCACGACAACGAATGACGGACGAATTTTATTCTTTTTTTAAACATTGGGCAGAAGACAAGCTAGTCTATCTAATTTCTGGTAGTGATTACAAAAAACTACAAGAACAAGTTCCGGAAGATATTTTGTGTTCTGTTCAGGGTGTCTTTGGCTGTATGGGGAACACGCTGCACGTTAAAGGACACAGCATCTCGAAAAGAACGTTTAACGCCCCAAAGAAATTATGGGATATTTTGCAACAAGAGCTTGAGAACACCTCCTATCGACCAACTTTCGGAAAGCATGTTGAGGAAAGAGTCGGCATGATTAACTTCTCCACAGTCGGTCGCAACGCCCCTTATGAGCAAAGAAAAAGCTATTATGAATGGGATAAAAAAAATAACGAAAGAACACGTATTGCCGAACGAATCAACACGGAACTAGAAGACATTGAAGCAGCTGTTGGGGGAGAAATAAGCATTGATATTTACCCCAAAGGGTGGGACAAGTCTCAAATCTTAGATCACATACCACATGCCACTTATCATTTTTTCGGAGACAGAACTGAACCCGGCGGAAATGACTACGCCCTTGCAAAAAAGCTTGACAAGGAAAAAGATTTTGTTTATAGTATTAACTCGTATTTAGATACTGAAAAAATACTACGAACTTTATGAAAGAAAAAATCAAGATTTTTGAAAACTTTCTTGGATACTATTATAAAAGCAAAGATGAATTCCTTTTTAAGTGTCCTTTCTGCGAGCATCACAAAAAGAAGCTCTCGGTTAATCTAAGATTAAATGTTTTCAAATGCTGGGTGTGCAATTCAAAGGGGAACTTGAATTATCTTGTGAGGCGATATGCGTCACAGTCAGATAAACACCAATGGGCGTTGCTAACCCAGTCCATTGATATGTCCGAGCCGAAATCTTTTTTTGATATTAAAGAACAAGAAGAACCGACAACCCAGCTACCCAAAGAGTTTATTTGTTTGGGGAACAAGAAATTATCCTATTCATCCAAAGAACCACTTCAATATTTATCCACCCGTGGTATGTCAAAGCAAGATATCATATATTATAAGATTGGCTATTGCAAGAAGGGAAAGTACAAGAATAGAATAATTTTTCCTTCTTTCAATGATGCAGGTGACTGCAACTATTTTATTGCAAGAAGCTACACAAATAATTGGTACAAATATAAAAACCCCCCTGTGTCATCTAACAACATTATTTTTAATGAGCTTCTGATTGACTGGAAAAGTCCTATTATTCTTGTTGAAGGCGCGTTCGACTCGATTAAAGCAAGAAACAGTATACCTGTTCTTGGTTCGACGTTGAATGTTAATTCGAGATTGTTTCAGCGCCTTGTGACCAATGAGTCAAAAATCTATTTGGGTTTTGATCACGATGCAATAAAAAAAACTTTACAAACGGTTAGTAATTTGTTACAACATGGTTTGGAAGTTTACAACATTAACACTTCTAACATTGAAGATATTGGTTCCATCTCTAAAAGAAAAACTGCAGAACTTATAAAAAAAGCAGTACCAATGACATTTGAAAATGTGATGGATTTACAATGGAGAAATTATGGCTAAATTTGCACACATCGCAGATACACACATCCGCAATCTTAAATACCATTCGGAGTACCGCGCGGTATTTAAAAAGCTTTTTGAGAGCATCAAAGAGGAAGAAGTTGATTTTATTATTCATTGCGGGGACATAGCGCACTCGAAAACTCAGCTGTCTCCAGAGTATGTTGAACTATGCTCTGAATTTTTAACTGGGCTTTCGAGGGTGGCTCCAACCTATATAATTTTAGGGAACCATGATGGTAATCTTAAAAACAGTAGTCGACAAGATGCTATCACCCCGATAGTTGAAGCATTAAATTTACCAAATTTATTCCTTCTAAAAAATTCAGGAGAGGTGGAGCTTGATAAAGAATTTAGTCTTAATGTACTTAGTGTCTTTGATCGCAGCAACTGGTCTTCTCCTTCTAATACCGATAGGATTAACGTGGCTGTTTACCACGGAGCTATATCAAATTGTCAGACCGACCTTGGGTGGGTTATGGAAAACGGCGAAGATGACATTTCCATATTCGACGGACACGACTTCGCATTTTTAGGCGATATCCATAAGACTAATCAGGCATTAGACAAAGAGGGCCGAATACGCTATTGCGGCAGCACAGTTCAACAAAACTTTGGTGAAACAAACGATAAAGGTTATTTGCTTTGGGACATCAAGGACAGGGATAACTTTGTCACAAAACATATCACAATTGATAACCCAAGGCCATTTATTTCTGTTCATCTTACTCGCTCTGGAAGATTGCCTACGAAATTGAATATCTCGCAAGGAGCAAGAATTAGGCTACTTTCTGAGAATAATATCCCTTTGCACAAAATGAAAAAAGCGATTGAAGTTGTCAAACATCGCTTTAAACCAGAACGAGTTACATTCATTAACAACACCAAAGATAAAAGAAGAAATGCAGACTTTCCAGATGGCATTGCCTCAGATAACCTACGAGACGTGGCTGTTCAAGAAAATTTAATTAAAGATTATCTGAAAGACTTTAGACCGGACGATAATATATTGGAGAAGATATTCGCCTTAAACAAGAAATACAATTCTATCATTTATGGAAGCGAAGAAATACAAAGAAATATCAACTGGAAGCTTGAAAGTTTTGAGTGGGATAACCTTTTTAATTACGGAGAAAAGAATAAAATAGTCTTTAATCGTTTTAATGGAGTTGTCGGCCTCTTTGGAAAGAACTTTTCTGGAAAATCTAGCGTGATCGACGGAATTCTTTATACCATCTTTAATAGCACTTCAAAAAATGAAAGAAAGAACTTGAATGTGATTAACCAAAATAAGGATAGTTGTTGTGGCAAGGTCACAATCTCAGTTGGTCATAAAAAATATACTGTTGAAAGAACTTCTGAAAAATATGTCAAGAAGCTCAAGGGTGAAGAAACCCTTGAAGCCAAAACAGATGTTGACTTTAGAGTAGAAGATACTGTGTCCGGAGAAGTTTTAAGTCTCAATGGTCTTACAAGGAATGAGACAGATGAAATTATTCGTAAACATTTCGGCACCTTAGAAGACTTTCTTATCACATCTCTAAGTTCACAGCTTGGCGCCCTTCAATTCATCAATGAGGGATCAACAAAAAGAAAGGAAATATTGGCTAAGTTTTTGGACCTTGAGGTGTTTGACAAAAAGTTCAAACTGGCCAAAGAAGATGCGTCCGATTTACGAGGCGCATTAAAAAGACTCGAAGGCAAGGAGTTTGATGACGAGATATATGAAGCTGAGAAACAGCTAATGTATTTAGAAAATGAAACAACGGCCCAGAAGAAAATCTGTGATGTAATTGACGAGGAGCTAAAAAGTATCACAAAAAAGAAAGAAGAAGCTGAACAGATTTTTGCAAACATTCCAAATCAAGTTATAAATATTGATTCACTTTTGGGCGAAATCGACACCCAAGAGAAAGAAAAGCAAAACATTATATCAAGCATACAAGTTTGTGATGCAAAACTTGTTGATAATAAGAAAGTTTTTGATAAAATAGAGGACTTATTATCTGTATTCGACATAGACGGCATTAAAGATAAAAGATCCAAAATAGATGCAAAACTTTCCATATTAGAGGAAGTTGATAATAGTCTCACAAAGACACAAAATCTTATTGAAGGAAACGAAAAAAAGATAACTTTGTTAGACGAGGTTCCTTGTGGAGATAAATTTTCAAATTGTAAATTTATTAAAGATGCTTCAGAAGCAAAAAAAGAACTGCCTGATTTGGTTAAACTTGTAAAAGATTTTTCAGAACAACAAAAACAAGAACAAAAAGAACTTGATGCGCTGGATCAAGATAAGGTCGACTCTTATATACAAAAATACGAAGCTGTACTTGAAAAGAAAAACAACGTTGAAAAAGAATTGCTTGTAATTGAATCCGACAAGAAAGGGTTGAAAAACCAGCTTTTGCTTTTAGAGCAAGAATTAGACTCCTTATATAACCAGAAAGAAGAATACTATGCTAATAAAGAAATAATTGAAAGCAAAGAGCAGCTTCAGAAGGATATTAAATCTTTAGCAGATGAGATCAAAGATAAAACCACAGATAATGAAGAATGTCAAGAAAGTATCTTGGCTCTCTATAAAGAGCACGGCTCTCTTGAAGAAAAGATTCGGTTTTTAAAAGAACAAAAGGATGAGCTTCATTCTCTTCGCGAGGAGTATACTGCTTATGATTTGTTTATGCAATGCGTTCATTCTAATGGAATCGCTTATGAAATCATCAAGCGCCAACTCCCTGTTATTAATAATGAAATTGCTAAAACCTTAGCAAATGTTGTCGACTTCAACATCTTTTTTGAGTCCGATAACAGAAAATTAAATATTTTTATACAGCACTCTAAATATGACCCAAGGCCATTGGAGTTGGGTTCAGGTGCTGAAAAAACAATTGCCGCCATGGCGATTCGACTTGCCCTGCTTTCTGTTTCAAGTTTGCCAAAGTCAGATGTTTTTATCTTAGATGAGCCCGGAACAGCTTTGGACGCAGAAAATATGGACGGTTTTGTTTCCATCCTTGACTTAATTAAAAGTCATTTCAAAACAATTCTTTTAATCTCCCACCTTGAATCACTGAAGGACTGCGTTGATTTACAGATATCTATTGATAAAAAAGATGGGTATGCTTTCATTCAAGAGACCTAATTATTCTATATAAATTAGGAAGTCAATCAAATGACAGTTTATTATGTTGCTAAGACGGGCAACGACTCAAATGCGGGGACATCTCTCTCTGCTCCAAAACTAACCATCGCTAATGCCTGTGGTGTTGCTGACGGCGGCACAGGGAACATCGTTGAAATCATTGACTCAGAGCAATATAATGAAGGCGATATTTTTATTTATCCAAATGCTATAACAGTCCGTGCAACGGGATCTAATAGTCCGATTATGGATGGGGATTCCGGGAATAACGATTATGCATTTGATCCCTATGTAAGTGGTTGTGTTTTTCAGGGCCTTCGTATGAGAAACTATGACAATGCACTGGTTGGAGGGAATACTGCTGGACAATCTTTTTTGTTAAGTGGGTGTGTCGGACAGTATATTTTAGGCCCACAGCAGATCGGCGGCGCCTCAACTGGTGTTGCCGAGGTTCAAGATTGTAAAATTGTTTGTGAACAGAATTTCGCCTTTAGCTGTGCAAATGCAAACATTTGGTTTAACAATAGCGTAATTGCAAGTAACGCCGTTTCCCATGTAGTTGATTCGCAACAATCACATGTTAATGTTACCGCTAGTTTTTGTACCTTCATAGGAAGTGGTTACAACAACAGTAATGGGAGAAATGGAAATATTATCAATCACGTTTATAAAATAAGAAATTGTATTGTATCAGGCAGTGGAGATGGGATAAATGCTTATGATAGCACTTATAATCTGGTTCACGTCAGCGGCGATCCGTTTGTAGAATGGAGCGGCGACGATTACGACGGTACTCCCCGCTCAGCTAACACAGGTGAGATTACTGGGGATCCAAAGTTTGTAAGTGGCTCACAACCCGGAAAAGCAGACCCCGCAGCATACGGAAATGTAGAATTTGGGACACAAGACTATAGTTTAACAACTGGAACTCCAGCGTCTGGAAAAGGTGTGAGTTACGGCGGTGTCACTCTTGATATAGTAGAAGCAACTCGTGCCAATCCCCCAACAATTGGTGCTTATGAATTTGCACAAATTTGGACCGATTACGAAACCGAAGATAGATTTCCTTTCGATCCTGCTGACTTGACGATTAACCACTATGTGAACATAAGAGAGAATCAAAAATATAGGATAGCGAGTGACCCGCATCAAACACCCTTTTCAAGAGGGATAAAGGGCCCAAGTACGTTAAGGGGTCGTAACACGCCCTATAAGAATAACAGGTGACGAGGGATAAAGATGGCTACATATTACGTTGCTAAAACTGGAAACGATTCAAACGCAGGCACCGACCACGGCGCTCCTAAATTAACAATTGATAGTGCCATTGATGCAGCCACTACTTCTGGTGACATTGTTGAAATTATTGATGAAGGAACTTACAGTGAAGATAATCTTACAGTCGCCGCAAACAACGTAACCGTAAGACATACTGCTAGTGGTCCGACACGCCCAGTTCTTGTAGGACAAGGCAACAACATGTTCAATATGGGTAATGTTGAGGATTTTAAACTTCAAGGTTTAGAAATTCACACTTTTAATGCCGATAACATTGGTCCTGTTTATTTTAACACTTCACAGGGCAAAGGCTTTGAGATGGATGATTGTTTTGTTCATTCTGCAAGAATCTTTTCGTATAATGATTTTGCCGGTACAAGTGCAAAACCTGTAACTATTAAGAATTCAATTTTGTTTTTTGGTGTCCCATCCGCCGGTTCTTCTGCCACATGGCCAATAAGATCAAATGGATATTTTCATATATATAACTGTTTGGTCACTTCTAGCGATAACCGAACTGGCAATGATTATGGCGCATCTACCGCCAGAGGACACGGCTTGTTTCGCGGTTATGATAATGCCAATAACACAGCTAGTTTTTCAACTTTTATAGCTCGTGGTCATACAAATGCCTCAAATCACGGCGCTGTTGTTGATGAATGGGCAAAAGTTATAAATTGCATTGTTTCTGGAACTGCCACACCAATGCAAGCCGGTGGAACCGGTGGCGAACGCGCCAATGGTATTCAAGCCATAAGCCACACTTATAACGTTGTGAAAGTTCGAGACTATGATTTTGTAGACGGTTCGCGAAACGAAGAGTCTGCAGGGACAGGAGATCAATCTGATTCTGACGCCGTGTTCGTTGATGCCAGCGCGATTGGAAACACTATTGTAGTAGCGGAAAGTTTTAAAATAGAAGGTAGATCTCCGGCAGTGGGTAAGGGAATCTCATATGGTTCCATAACTACAGATTTGGCAAGCGTAACCCGTTCAAACCCACCAGATGTGGGTGCCTATGAATACTCAGCAATTTGGACCGATTACGAAACCGAAGATAGATTTCCTTTCGATCCTCATTGTTTGGCAATTAATCACTATGTAAATGTGAAAGAAAATCAAAAATATAGGATAGCTAGTAATCCGGGACAATCACCCTTTTCAAGAGGGGTAAAGGGTCCTAGCAGTATAAGAGGTAGGACAACACCTTATAAAGTTGACACATAGGAGAAAAATTATGAAAGAAGTTTTAGATAAAGGATTAAATAAATTATTATCACGAAAATTGATGGTGTGGTTGACTGCGACACTATTTATGTTACTACCAGAACACTCTTTGGAATCAAGCGATTGGGTCGCTATTTCTTTGGCCTACATCGGTATTGAGGGTCTGGCAGATATTGCTACTCGTTGGAGACATGGAGGCTGATTATGGTTTCTTGGCTTGTAATAAAAACTTCTTCTAAAAAAGTTTGGACGTGGATTAAACACTATTGGTATGTTCCAGCGGTTCTTGTATATACTTTGGTTCTTTGGTTCCTTTTTAAAAACAAAGATAAGGCATTTGAGATATTAAAGATAAGAGAAGAAAGTCTGAAAGACCAAATAGATGCCATTAAAGACTCTCACGAAGAAGAAATTAGAAGGCGGGACAAGGTTTTAGAGGAATATAATAAAATATTGGAAGACATAGAAAAAGAATATGAAGAGGGTCGAGAAGAATTAAGCGAGAAAAAGAAAAAAGAAATTAAAAGAATTATTGAAAAGAATCTCGAAGACCCAGAAGCCATTGCCAAAGAGATGGCAGAAAAATTTAGCTTTATATATATTCCACCAGAAGAAATTTTAGGAGAATAAATGAAAATTTTGAATAAATTACTGTGTGTTTTTTTGTGTGCCCTGTTGGCATTCCCGTCAGTAGCATTTGCCGAAGAAGAGGATCCTCCAAAGATCTATAATATCAAAAATAATGAACGCGCGCCTTTCGCTGGCGTGCTTCTGAACCCCACTGCAGCTGCAAAAATTCTTGCAGATAAGTCTTTCTACGATAAAGAATGTGATCTCAGGGTTAAATATGAAGTTGATAAAGAAGCGGCTAAGTTGAATACTATTTTAAAAAATCAAAAAGTCGCTTGCGAATCTCTTGAAAATAGATATGCTACTATAATTAAGATTAAGGACGAAGAGATCAAGAGGCTTAGTTCTATCGTGATAGACAAAAAAGATTACTCTACTCTTTGGCTGACAGGTGGGGTCTTGGCTGGTATTGGTTTGACTCTTGCCGTTATGTATGCTGTAGAGAGGTAATTATGCATGCCAAGTACAATTGGAAATTATAGTCGAGCAAAACTCGATGAAATCATAGAAAACTCTTCTATTACTGCCACCGCGAGTCCGGGTGGAAGCGATTCACAACTACAATATAACAACGGAGGACGTGAAACCGGTGGAGTTTCCACTCTCACCTTTAATGACTCAACTGGCCACTTAACCGTAGCTGATGACAAAAAGCTTTTCTTTGGCGATGGGAGTGACGCATACATTGTATATGATGAAAGTTCAAGCGATTATTTTACAATCTCAGGCTCCACAGAAGGTATTGCTTTGTCGGGCAGCAAAATTCAAATTGACGGAACTCTCGTAGGGGCTTCTCCTTTGAAGATAGCTGGCGGTATTGAGATTGTTACTGTCTCTGGAGAGGACACCACTGCGATGACCTTTGGCGACGATATCAAATTATATTTCGGTTCCGGTAATGACTCTTATGTCCAGTATAATAATTCGAGCAACAATTATCTTGAAATCTCTGGTTCCGGCAACGGTATAATCTTGTCAGGTTCTGTTGTATATGTTGATAATTACTTAGGCGTTGGAGTTGCTCCCGCTAGTGTCACTCATGCTATCACCCTGCCAGACACTGCAGGTGCCGCAGGGAGAGTTAAAGCAAACGCTTATCTTACTTACTCCTCAGTTCGATATAAAGAAAACATTAAACCCATCAAAGACCCGCTTGGATTACTCTCTGACATCGAAGGTATTACTTTCTCTTGGAAAGAGAATAAAAAAAGTGATTATGGGTTTATAGCAGAAGAGGTTGGTAAAAAGATACCTAATATTGTAGAGTGGGATAAAAACCATGAGTCAGCATTTAGTATGGATTACACAAGAATTATTCCAATTTTAGTTGAAGGAATAAAAAAACAGCAACTTCAAATAGATAACTTAAAGTCAGAAATTATTTTACTTAAACGTACCACTCAAAGATAATTTAAACTCTACTTACCCCTAGACGCTTCCTGTAATTAGGGAGTTATAATAAAGGGGGAAAACTTATTATGTCTACAACACCTGTTACAGTTACCGCTTACGGTAGCTATATCGATCTCCAGAAGCACGCTTCTGGAACACCGCCTGAAACGTCAGGCTCCATCTATCTTTCTGGTGCTGCCGCCAGCGAAATGGTATATATTTCAACAACCGCATCCCTACCAGTGCTCTTGATCACTGGTAGTACGGGACTTGCGAACGGCAGCGTCAAAGTCAGCGCGATTCTAGACGAGGACGATATGACCTCAAACGCAGCTGGCGCTCTTGCTACACAGCAGAGTATCAAAGCGTATGTTGATGCCCAGCTAACCGCTCAAGACTTGGACTTCCAAGGTGACAGCGGGGGCGCTCTTGCCATCGACTTAGATTCCGAGACACTCACTATTGCTGGTGGCGATGGACTCGCATCCGCTGGTTCTGGTAATACATTAACAATGAATGTTGATATTACTAATCAGGCCGCAGCAACTGGCGTAAACAATTCCGACACTATCCTTATAGATGACGGTGACGGGGGTACGATTCGCAAAATGACTCGTGCCCACTTCTTAGGTTCCGCTGCTGCTGATTTCACCAACGGTGCAACAGCTACTACCGTTTCTGGTTCCGGCCAGCTTTCCGGTATGAAGCTCATCATTGATACCGATGGTTTCATTGGTACCGCTGGTGATACCAACTTGCTACAGTTGGAAAACGACGAGTTAAAAATCAACGGTAGCGCTCATGCTGTTGCCGGTGAACTTAGTGCATCCACTACAGTTAGTGGACGTAGCTTTGTCGTCGATAACGGCAAGACCATTGGTTGTGCTGCTGATACCAACTTGATGACTCTTACAGCCAATACTTTAACTGTTGCTGGAGCAACGGTTTCGACTACGATTTCTGGCTCTGGTCAGATTTCCGGTATGAAGCTTATTCTTGATGAGGACGGCGTTATTGGTACTTCTGCTGACGCTGACTTGCTCACGCTTGAGGCCAACGAGCTGAAAGTTGCTGGTGCTGTTCACGCAACAGCTGGCGAAGTTAGCGCTTCAACCACTGTTAAAGGTAGAGATATTGTTATCGATACCGGTAAAACGATTGGTATCGCTGCTGATACTGACTTGTTGACTCTTACGGCTAATACCGTTACGGTTGCTGGCGCAGTTGTCGCCACCACCACAGTTTCTGGTGCTGGAGCAGTTGCTGGCTTGTCCTTGCAGTCCGACACAACTCTTGTTGCTGGTACGACTATCTCTGGCTCTACGACCATTTCTGGTCGTTCTCTTGTCGTCGACAACGGCTCGACCATTGGTTGTGCTGCTGATACCAACTTGATGACCCTTACAGCTAATACCTTAACTGTTGCTGGTGCAACGGTTTCGACTACGATTTCTGGCTCCGGTCAGATTTCCGGTATGAAGCTTATTCTCGACGAGGATGGTGTTATTGGTACTTCTGCTGATGCTGATTTGTTAACGCTTGAGGCCAACGAGCTGAAAGTTGCTGGTGCTGTTCACGCAACAGCTGGCGAAGTTAGCGCTTCAACCACTGTTAGTGGACGTAGCGTTGTCGTTGACACTGGCTTCACCGTAGGTTGCGCTGCCGACACCGACTTGTTGACTCTTGGCAACGCTGCGCTTACCGCGAAAGGTACCGTTACCGTTGGTGCTTCTACTGCTGGTCACGATGTTACGTTCTACGGAACCAATGCAAATGACCTCATGTTGTGGGATGCATCTGAGAATGCTATTATCATCAAAGATGGAAATAGTGAAACCGTTCGCATGGGTGGTGATGCTACAAGCGCTTACGCTGTTGATGTTCAAGATGGCTCGAATGCTATCAACAAAATCAGAGCTGCGGCATTTGTTACCTATTCAGATGAGAGACTCAAGAGCGATGTGAAGCCTATGCGCAACGCATTGAAGACTGTTAATTCTCTTAAGGCTGTAAACTTTACTTGGAAAAAGGATGGCGTTCAAGACTTTGGCTTCTTAGCTCAAGATCTTAAGAAAGCTGTTCCTCAAGCTGTTCATGGCACTGAAGATGGCCTTTACGGTGTGGATTACGGTCGCTTGACCTCAATCCTTGTTTCGGCTATACAAGAACAATCTATCCAGATTGAAATGCTAAAAGCAAAACTTGACAAGTGATTAAATTTTTAATTTAATTGTTTGACTCTGGAGGCTGGGGGGTAACCCCTAGCCTCCTTTTTATATAAAAAACTATATATTTTATAGTATAATATATTATTATTTTTAGAGGGTTTTAAAATGTCTGAATATGGAAGGAATGCAAGCATAACTGGTACTCTAATTGTAGATGGCGAAATTGATCTGGGAAGTGGCGACGACGACATCTACATGGATGGTGATGATGATACTCTTGTCATAGATGCATCGACCAATAGGGTTGGTATCCTTACCCACACCCCAGCATATCCACTTCATGTTGCCGGAAATATGGGCGTCGATGAATATATCTACCACAACGGCGACACCAACACATACATTCGATTTCAAAATGACGATATAAACGTACAGGCTGGTGGTAAATCCTTTATAAAGATAGACGAAGGCGACGGAATTATTAAAATCAACAACGGAAATAATAATATTGATTTTAGAATTAAAGATGATTATTCAAATGTTTTATTCCACGCTGACGCCGGGAACTCCAATGTTGGTATAGGCACAAGTTCCCCAAATACCTCGGCTATATTGGAGATGTCATCAAGTAACAAAGGGGTGATGCTACCCAGAGTTTTGGAAGCCTCTAAGCCAACTGCTACTAGCGCGCTTAACGGTTTGTTAATTTATGAAGAGGACACTCATAGATTAAAAGTGGTTGCGAATGGGGAATGGCATACTATAAAATATGACGAGTAAAAGCAAGAAAGATTTTAACAAAATAGCTGCCGTTGAAAAAGCAATCGCAAAGAAATTTGGGGAGGAAGCTATTTTAAATCCCAAGTCTCTGTGGGATGATTTCAAGGAAGAAGAATACCTTTTGCAGCTTAAAGAGATTTACAAGAACAAAAGAAAAAGAGACGAAGATCATGAGAAAACAGAAAAAGATGGTTTTTTACTAGCAAAAAATCTAATTAGTAAGGAAACTAAAAGAGTTTGTTTGGTTTGTGAAGCATATTCTTTTAGCGCAAGAGATGATCTTTATATGAATAAGTTTGAATGTTGCTGGGATTGCTATATTCAATGGGTTGAAGATCGAGAAGAAAGATGGGCCAACGGCTGGAGGCCCAATAAGGAGCAAAAATAAATGGCTACAGTATACGAAATAATTCAAGGGATCAATCAAGCAGCGTCAAACGCATATGATGGTGCCTCAAATAAAGATGGTGAGCCAATTAAGATTGGCTTAAAAAGAGAGAAAGGACACTCTATTAAAGATTCACGAGTAATGGATGGGTTCAATGTTCGTCTTAGTGGACCTCAAATGATTGTCTCTTACCAGTCAGAACTTCCGCTAAAGGATTTTCATAATAAAAAACTAGAGCAAGAAATAGAGCAGACTTATTCCGATATCATTAAGTTTCTTAAGAAAGAATATAAAAACGTTACAGGCAACACTCTAAGCTTAAAAGACGACGGTCCATTGGATATGTTTTTACAAAATATGTCGAAGATTAGAACTTGGGTCGAGTGTAAAAAAACTTATACTATTGGAAATATGAAAGATGTTCTCCCGGTGGGCGAACCATCTCAAGATAGACTTGAGAAAAATTTTAAAGATTTTCTTGCACAGAAGTCTGACAAAAAACCATCGAATGTTACTAAAAAAAATGATTAATGGCCTACGAATTAACCAAAGAACAGATAATAAAAGAGATAGTTAAGTGTGGCAAAAAGCCGGTTTACTTTATCAATACTTATGCTAAAATTCCACACCCAGGAAAGGGTTTAATACCTTTCAAAACTTATGATTTTCAAAGCGAACTGGTTGACGATCTTGACTTGCATCGTTTTATTGTTGTTTTAAAGGCGCGACAGCTTGGAATTTCAACGATTACGGCAGCTTACATAGCTTGGCTTTGTTTATTCCATAGAGATAAAAATGTTTTAATAATTGCCACTAAATTGGCTACTGCCGCAAACATGGTCAAGAAAGTTAAAACAATTTTAAAACATCTGCCTGATTGGTTAAGAATCTCAGATTTCAGCGTTGACAATAAAAACAGTATTGAACTTACAAACGGGAGCCAAGTGAAAGCATCTTCTACTTCAGGTGACGCCGGTCGTTCTGAAGCCTTGTCGTTATTAGTGATTGACGAGGCCGCACACATAGAAAACCTTCAAGATCTCTGGACTGGTTTATATCCTACAATTTCAACTGGTGGGCGATGCATAGCCATTTCAACTCCAAACGGTGTAGGAGATTGGTTCCACGAGACCTACGTGAGTGCCGAAAGTGGGCAGAATGAATTCTTTCCGGTTAAACTTCTGTGGGGGAAGCATCCCGACAGGGATAAAGAGTGGTTTGAAACAGAAACCCGAAATATGAGCCAACGGCAAATTGCGCAGGAGTATGAGTGTAATTTTAATACTTCTGGTGACACTGTTATACATCCAGATGACATCGTGAGGATTAAATCGAATATTGTTGAGCCAAAATATAAAGTTGGATTTGATAGGAACATTTGGATTTGGGAAGAGCCAAGCGACGAAAATAATTATTTGCTGGTGGCCGATGTGGCAAGAGGCGACGGGCTTGATTCCAGTACCTTTCATGTTTTCAAATTAGAGACAATGGAATTGGTGTGTGAATATAAAGGCAAACCAACTCCTGACTTGTTTGCCGAGATTTTGTTCACTTCTGGCAATGAATATAATTGCGCCATGCTGGTAGTTGAGAATAATTCTGTTGGCTATCATGTTCTGGACAAACTAATTGAAAAAGAATATAAAAACATTTTTTATTCTAAAAAAAGCACTCATGAATATGTAGACCAATATGCAGCACAGGGTGACTCATCGGTTATTCCGGGATTTACAACATCTTCCAAAACTAGACCACTAATCATCGCTAAGTTTGAAGAATTTATTAGAAATAAAGTATTAACTATTTATTCTACGAGACTTGCGAGTGAATTAGATACGTTTATTTGGAGGAATGGTCGCCCAGAAGCTCAACGAGGTTATAATGACGATTTAGTAATGGCTGCGTCTATTGGTTGTTGGGTGCGAGACACAGCGATTATCGAAAATAAAAAAGATATTGAATATAAAAAAGCTTTTATGAACTCAGTCATGACCTCAAACACCCACTTAGACACCAATATTCCCGGCATGCACAAATCATCTACGCTGGAGAAAGCTTTTGACGAACATATAAAAAATAAACAACATCTATGGATTATAAAAGGATAAGAAATGGCCGACCAATCTAAAAACACTAAAAATAATGAATCTGCACTCTTTAAAAGATTAACAAGATTATTCTCTGGACCAATCATAAATTATCGTTCGCAGAATACTCGACAACTTCGTCGAAGGAGAATGGATAAATATGCTTTTTCCTTCAAAGATGTGGCTGGTCAAAAATTTGAACGGTACGATTATAACCCTTACAACAACTTTTCAAGCTTTGCAATGCAAACACAGAGTCGCGTGCAACGTTATAACGACTTCGATCAAATGGAGTTCATGCCTGAGATCGCCTCTGCATTAGACATCTATTCTGACGAAATGACCACCTTTAATGTGTACAATACCATGCTTAATATAAAGTCCTCCAATGAGGAGATAAAAGGCATTCTTGAAATTCTTTTCAATCAGGTTTTAAATGTCAATTACAACCTATTTGGCTGGTCACGCACCATGTGCAAATATGGAGATTTTTATCTATACCTTGACATTGACGAGAAACTTGGTATTAAACAGGTAATTGGCCTTCCAACACGCGAGGTCGAAAGACTTGAGGGTGAGGACAAACAAAATCCCAACTATGTTCAGTATCAATGGAATTCCGCTGGTATCACACTAGAAAACTGGCAGCTTGCACACTTTAGAATCTTAGGCAATGACAAATTTGCTCCTTATGGAACTTCTGTTTTGGATCCCGTTCGAAGAATCTGGCGCCAGCTTACGTTACTTGAAGATGCGATGATGGCCTATCGGATTGTTCGCTCCCCAGAGAGAAAAGTTTTTTATGTTGATGTCGGCAATATCCCTCCAAGTGAAGTTGAACAGTTTATGCAGCGATTTATGACATCAATGAAGAGAAATCAAGTTATTGACCCCACCAGTGGCCAAGTTGACTTGCGCTATAACCCAATGTCTGTCGAAGAAGATTATTATATCCCGGTTAGGGGTGGCGTACAGACCAAGATTGAAAGCATATCTGGTGGACAATACACTGGAGATATTGATGACGTTAAATATTTACGCGACAAGCTATTCTCAGGTTTAAAAATACCTCAAGCTTATTTGACATATGGAGAAGGTGGCTCTGAGGATAAGGGCACCTTGGCACAAAAAGACATTCGATTTGCTAGAACAATTGATCGACTTCAACGCTGTATTCTTTCAGAACTTGAAAAGATTGCTACTGTCCATTTATATGTTTTAGGCTTCCGTAACGAAGACCTTTTAAATTTTAAACTTAAATTAAATAACCCTTCTAAGATTGCAGAGATGCAAGAGCTTGAACATTGGAAAACTAAATTCGATGCCGTTGCTTCTGTACCAGAGGGCTATTTTAGTAAACGATGGGTTGCAGAAAATATCTTCGAGATTTCTGATGAGGAATATCTTAGAAACCAACGTGAACTTTTCTATGACAAGCAAGTGGCAGCAGAACTTGAAGGTGTCGCTGCAGCTCCCGATGCTGGTATGGGCGGCGGAGGACTTGGTGACATGGGCGGAGACATGGGCGCAGACATGGGCGGTGATATGGGAGGTGAAGAAGATCTCGCCGTCGCTGCAGGCGAAGCCGGTGGAGAAGAAGGTGCTCCAGCAGAAGAGCCCGGAGGCTTGATCGCAGCCCCAACAGAAGAAGCTCCCACACCGGAAGCCCCTCCCGGAAATCGAGATGATAAACGAAAACTTCGCTGGAGAAATGTAAAGTATGTTGACGACAAAACTGGAGAAACTACCACCACCAAATCCAAAGGTAACGTTTACAAGCCAGAAAAAGTTGATAACAGGCCACAAGGTGCAAGAAGAAGAAGTTGGAGGGCTCTTGGCTCTCATGAAACGGCTCGCATGCCCAAACGACAAGTATTTAATGACCTCTCTTTGGGCGCTAAAGAATTATTAGGACTAAGCAAGGGAATCTTTGAGGGAAAAAATACTAATTATGATGAGGAAGAACGCAAATTATTTGAAACGGACGAAAGTGTTAAAAAATTGTTTGAAGACTTGGAGCAAATAAATGACGAATAAGCACAATAAAAAAAGAAATACTGGTTTTATTTACGAAGCTCTCGTGAGAGAAGTAGTCAAACAATCCTTGGAAGAAGGGGCAAACAAGCGAGATGTCGCGGTGTCTTTATTAAAAGAACATTTTAATAAAAAAAGCCTCTTGTACAAAGATTTAATTTTTTATAAAACACTCGCAGAAACGAATAATACAACAGAAAAGTTGGCATCTAAAATCCTTAAAGAGACGATTGCAATGCGGAGTAGGATTGATAAAGAGAAGCTGTTTAAAGAACAGAGCCACATAATCTCCCAGATTAACAAAAATATCTCAAAATCAGTTTTTTCTAATTTTGTCCCTTCTTACAAATTTCTTGCAAGCATTGGCCAACTCTTCAATGACGATTTAAAACCAAAAACAAAAGTTTTACTTGAAGAACAAATTCTCAACAATATGACCGCAGATGAGGAACCCGAAGAGACTAATGAAGTTAAAATCAACAACTCGGTCATTAACACTTTTGTTAAAAGATTCAACAACACATATGGTGATAAATTGTTGTCAGAGCAGAAAACACTAATAAGCAATTTTATTAAATCATTTAAAGATGATGGCCTCGAATTTAAGATTTATCTCGATCGGGAAATAAATAGATTACTAGAAGAGATGAAAAAGAACTACAACGACCAAGATCTAGCCAATGACGGAAACATGAAAGAGAAATATGATAAAATAGTTCAATTTTTAGAGACAACTTCTCAATTCCCACTGAATGAAACACTTATTCTAAAAGTTACGCAAATTCAACAACTTATAAAAGAGATCAACACCAATGATTAAAATTAAAATTGACGATCCAATTGACGCCAAGCTAAGATTAAAGGCAAAAAAAGTTATAAATGGAGATATTGTTATTTTAGACCATCCCGATATTGATATTCTTATCTCCACTGATGAAAATCGTGTTGTCACTTATCCAAAAAAAGAGTACGCGGACCATGTTTACGCTGTTCAGTCACGCCTTTTTGATTACCTGACCCGAAAAGGTGCATGTAAACACGGTTCTGTTAAAGCAGCTAATATTTTTGGTTCATTACAAGGGGATCTTTTACCTGATAAGATTAACCAACCAGCAGTTGACCCTGTTCAGATCTCAATTTATTTGATAACAAAATTTTTAAAAAGCGAATTGCATTATGGTGATATTGTAGACGATTATCAAGAGTCTTACGAGCAAGAGCTTTCTAACCCCCCCAAAGACGAAACAACAGAACTTGGCAAAGTGCCACACGAACCACGAAAAGGTACAAATTATTACGGAAGCAATGCTGCCGGGAATAATTCCGGCATGGCTTACGGTATGTTTCAAGAAAAGAAAGAAAGGTAAATATGGATTTTATATATTTTGTTTTAATTGGCTACGGACTTACGCAAATTATTTTGTACGGTTCAATCTTCGATCGTATTAGACCGTCTAAGGAATGGTTGAGTGGCATTGGCAAACTTTTTCATTGCCCAATGTGTCTTGGATTCTGGACAGGCGTGTTTTTGTTCAGCATTAATCCCTATACAGAACTATTTACATTTAACTATAGTCTGGTTAATGCATTCCTATTGGGTTGTCTTAATTCGGGAACAAGTTATTTATTGAGTGTTTCGGTAAACGACTTCGGTTTAAAGGTTTTTTTGAGAGAGGACAAAGGATAAACTATGCTAACTAAAAAATGGAAGCTT